GCAACGTTGTATTATTCAAGTCCCCATAAAGGAACTGCACATCTCAGAACGGGGCCAGGACATGCGACTTAATTCACCCCGGATGGTGGAGAGAGGTGGACTCGAACCACCGACCTAAAAGCTCTAGCCAACTGAGCTATCTCCCCGGTTGCCGGATATAGCGCCGGTATCGCTTCTCGTGTCGTGAGATGTACGCAGGTAAGTTTATTGAGCTCGACACCTGATGGAGCTATTGGCTCACTCTATTTCCTTTCTTGCTTTCTTGTACCGCTTATCCATTCTATCCCATAGCGCGAGTAGAGCCGCAATAACTATTATCAATATCATTGATAGCTTATATATGGCCGTTCGGAATCGATGATCTCCTGACAGTTTACCGGCTCATAGTCATCAATTGGTGCAATTGGATCTTCGTCATGTTCATAGCATTCAGCTGTGCGTAATGCCCATGCAATAGTTGATAATCCAAATAGGATCGCAAAGGCAGCTAATCCGAACCATATCCATTGAGAGGAGAGATTATTCATAAGTAAGATGTTAGGGGTTAAAAGTTGCCAGCACTTACCCGGCTGGCTTAGGAGCGTGTCTTTCTTTTACTTCCTATTCAGAAGCCTTGTCGCCAGAACACGAAAACTGCCGAGCTATTTAAAAAGAACTTGTTTTAAAAAAAGCGCCCACGGGGTAAGAGTACGGATGTGGAGCGCTTGTACGTCCCAGTAATTATTTTGGTGTATAAAAGATTCTTAGTTCAACCCTGACCACTTCCTTACCCTTCATCACCGATTGAACCTTAGCCATTAGCGGCAGCTTGTGCGTTATAATGATGCTATTGGCGCACGACAACCAAGTAGTCATATCCGACACACTCTTTAACTGATAGGTCATGAGCTTGCCGTCTACACTTACTTTACAACCAGCTACCAAGCGACATGCCTTACGGAAATCTTCCATAGCCAAATCTTGTGGCTGTGGTAATGTCTTAGCGGGTGAAGGGCAGGTAGTAGGCATTACAATTCGAGGTTATCGGTTTCGCCTTTAAGGAAGGCAATCAGTTTTGCGTTCTTGGCCTCTGGTAAGAGAATGTAGGCTTCAATAGCGGAGTAGTGCCCATCTTCAAATAAATCTTTTCTTGACTCCTGAAGATCATCAACAGTTTCGCCATTGATGATTTTCAATATTTGCTCGAACCCTTCATATTTTATGTCGCATATGCTAGCCGTCTTGACGTATCTACGCGCGCAAGATTTTATTAAAGAAACTGCTCGGTCAGAATTGCAGTGCCCAGACATAAGCCCGTACACACAAAGGTTGGTTTTGGTTGGATCAAGCTTTGAAATATCCAACCTCCCCAACTCTTCCTTCGTCGCATGCACCCGCAGCGCCTCAGCTTCTTTTCTTACATCTTCTATTAACTGGTCGAATGTGTAGGTAGTGGTAGGCATGACTATTGTTTTTCGAGTTCAGCTAAAAGTTGTTTCGCATAGAACCGGCGCCATTGAAAGTATTTTTCTTTACGGTCAAGCTCATTATATTGAGCCAGTTCGTGTGCATGTAATGTATATTGAACCGCATACCACTTAAGATGCTCTGGAAGTCTTTCACCGAGCGGATCATTACAATTATGCCAAAAATGAATTAACTGCATCTCTTCATCAGTCATATTCTCACAACTGGGCCGCGGCGTTACTTCCATATCCGGCGATATATGTTTGAACCAGTCTGGTATCTGGCAAGGCGCATTGCAGGCTAAAAATTCCAGTTTAGTGACACCCGGCCAGGATTGCTGATCGTGCGTACCTGGTGACATTACTATTGGGAAAGCAGGATCGTTATGCGTGTAGGTAGTGGTCATGGGTTATAGTTATGCAGTTTGTAATTGCTTTTCTTTGAACTCTTCGGTTACAAGAGCGGTTTCGTCGAGATTACTTGTTTCAACAAAGCGCATCATGTCATATCCATGCTCTTCGGTGATTGATGGAATAACCAAGCAGGGGCCTATATTGCCTTTAGTATCCATTCCATATTCATTCACCCAACCTTCATACACTTCCCCTTCAGTTAATTCACCTAACCATATATCATAATTGCCAGGTATTGGCTTTGCATTAATACACAAGTAAGGCATGGTCTACTTTTTAATATTCATAATGCGCTCACAGGCGCATATAGCTTCTATTGTTGTCATTGGTACGGTCATATAATTGTGGATTGAGATTTTAATATCCGGCGGCCCATGCAAGGCCAGCACCAACTTCATCGCCAATCAGCTTATAGGCTTCCTGCATACGTGCAGGATCAAAGGTTCCCACCGATATAACTCTTCGAGGTGTGTTGTCACAATGCCAGTATATATCAACGCTGTAACGGTTACGGTGAGAGAAGTGAGAAAACTCAGGGTGCTGTAAACAGAATGCCAACAAATGATCGGAATCTTCACAACATATGTATGACCAGTTCGGCGCAAATTCAGCACGATAGGCTTCCGGTTTTTCTTTGTGGTTCTGCCAGAAAGCAGCTACCATTTTAGGTTCATGAGACTCAAATGTGCCTTTGGCGGCGTCATTGGTCTCGATTATGATCTTGCGGATTTCTTTACTGGTCATGGCTTATATAGATTTAAAGGTTTGGTTTAGAGGTAAGCGTTTAATAGGGACCGGGTTAACCGGTTTTTCAGATAATGAGTTATGCTCGTTTTCTTCGCGCTGCGCTTTTCGCCAGTGCATCGGCCACGACAGCGGCCAAGTCTTTTTTAATGGGAGAGGTAGACACCTCCCCCATTTCCGCCATTGCCTCGCGGCACATATTTTTCACCTGGATGGCCTTCTCCTGCATCATGTCCGCCGCCGCAATAAGCTCATCCAGACCTTTTATAATTTTGGTTGATGTATCGCGCTTAGGCATAAGAAAGTGTTAATAGGGGTAAGTGGGTATTGACAATGCGAAATGTTTTTTGCAATCTTGTGCTACTTTTCTGCATGCGCAGGATCTGGAAGCTGGACCATCTTATAACTTTTCGGCAGTTTAAAATGATCCCTTATAATGTCCAGATTGGTGGCTGTTGTTAATATCACATCATCTTCACGCAACCACCTATTTACCGTGTCAACTTTCTTCTCGTTTGCCTTAGCCAGCTTCAATTTCAATTCATCATCCTTGCGAACCCTGGCTTTCAATTCAGTATCTAATATTTGCTGTATCATTTTGATATGCTATTTTTACCATGCTATAAATGACATAACAAACATACAACAGAAACCAACATTAAACAACAGTATTCAACATATTTTGAAAACATTTACCAAACAATAAACAACATTAGACAACATCTAATGAGCAACAAAGAATTAGACAGAATCATTAAGGAAATTCAAAAAAAGACAGGCAAAAGCATTAAGGCTATTGCAGAAGACGCCTCAATTGATAGAAGCTACCTAAGTTCAACTATTAATGATGAGAAGGTCTTTGAATTAGAAGACGCCTATATTGGTAAGATTGCCAAAGCATTCCCTTCTTTTTTTGAAAAACAACAGAATCCAACACAAAAGGGCGACGGAGATATAGTGCTTAGTTTAAACGAGATCCGGGATTATGTAATTGCAATCCTGACGGGTCAAATGGCGGGCAATGAGGTGATAATGGGTTCATTAGATAGGTTGGAAAAGAACCCAAAAGGGTCACTCTCCGCAGAAGCGGACAGGTTAGCATTACAACTTGCTCAGAGGATGAAGGCGATTCAAAAGGGCAATCGTGAAGATATTCGCAAGAAAGGCAAGTAATAGGCCTCGAATTAATAGAGTTCATGGCTGTAGCAGGTTTTAAAAATGTATGTACGCCGAGGGTCTGGTGTCTGAATAACAATAGGAGCAAAAAATAGCGCGGCTTTCATTACCGCGGTTCGGGCACTGGTATGCCACACAACAGTAACTATATGCCGCGCCTTATCGGCGCCACTATAGAACCCGTTGTGTTAAAAATTACCAGTTTTGAACCGCAGGTTGACTATAATAACCAATATCGTTTAGCCGGTTTCCCGGGAGAGCCGCAAAAATAATAGTTTGTAATTAAATCAGGCTGAAGAAATTAAAGTAAGCATCGGTACCAAGGGTTTACGACGTTAGGAATTAAGTTGTGTGCATTCTAATTTGAGCCTATAATTTTTCGCAGGATGGACAATGAATGTATGATTAATATCATACAATAAAAAATTAAAATAAGGTTAATTGACTGTGATCAATAGTTGAAAATTCGATGGTTACCCATTAACGTTAATTACGCTTTATTCGCTATTGCCGATCGACATAATAAAGATAAAACCTATAATTAAATTTACTAATAAACGTTAGGAACATAGTCACTAATCAAATAACCCCAATAATGAAACGATTGTTTTTACTCTTGCTTATCATCACCTCCTTATACTCTTATGCCCAAGAGTCATCAAAGAAGACCAATAAGGCAGCAATATTACAAGAAACGACTGAGCCTATTAAAGGGAAGAGTAACAGAATTATATTTCACTTTAATGACACCTCAGGCTTGTTTAGTTCCTTATCAAAAATACTTACTGATAAAGGTTATGACCTAGAGGTCAAAGACAGGGAAACAGGAGTAATAAAAACTAAAACCAGAGATATGCCTGGCGGGTGGGCTTTTAGCATTCAAATGAGGGCGCTCTTTAGAGATTCAACTGTTACCTTTTCTGCTACGCAGCCAAAAGATTTTTCATGGGATATTTTTTATTTGTCAGGGAAGGGAACAACTTTTAATAAGATATGGAATGAAATACTCGCAATTGGTGAAGAAATGAAACCGCTTAGAGTTGGTTTCTTATACGTAAAATAATAACTCAGATGTCTGCCCGGCACAAATACTCATACTGAGATTCCCATTAACCAATAAAATAAATCAGTATGAAAAAGATGTTTATCTTCCTATTACAACTTATTACAGTCGCATCATTTGCACAAAAAACACCTGGCTATTTAAGTATCAGAGGCGGCACTGCATTCGTAAATGGTATGCCAAGAGTTATTGCCAATATTTCATTCGGTCTTTCACCAAAACGCACAGTAGGTGTCGGCGCTGGCGTTGGTGTTGTGGATTTGGAAAAGACGTATATTCCTTTAACTGTTGATATCTCGTATTTTGGAAAGCCTGGCAAGATTTCGCCTATTGTTATCGGCTCGGTTGGGTACGGAGTATACAAAGAGGTTGAGTATTCTATAATCACTAAAGGTGGCTTTACGGGGTCAATAAACGCGGGCATTGCGATACCTTCCAAAATCTCGAAGCTAATTATAACAGGCGGTTATTCTATATACAGCTTCACCGGAGGGCAAAATATTCAGACATCGAGCTATAGCTATAAGGCAAAAAGCAAATCAGAAGTTTTTACGGCTACCATAGGCGTAAAGATATAGTATTGCCCCATCACCAGCATCAATGAGGTTCCCGGCATTCATTAACTTTTAAATCCTCATTATGCAAAAGTTCTTTTCATGGTTTATTTACTTAGCAATTTTAATTATCGTTATCTGTTGCGGTAAAAGCACAGATCCTAATCCTTCCACGGATCAAGGTACTAATTCAGGAAGTGGCACGGGAACAGGATCAGGGAGCAGCAGCGGCTCAGGATCATCAGGCGGCTGCGGCACACATAATGGTCATACGCTGTATAAAGGATCGAGCGGCGGATGTTATTATATTAATAGCAGCGGTAATAAAACCTATGTTGATGCAAGCGAATGTCATTGCTAAAACCGCCGGTTCCAGCCGGTCACACATCCAGTCACACCGGGCAGAAATTGGCGTCAAATAATAATTTATAAAATACTTATTCTGCTGTCAGGCAATTAATTACGAATATGAGTAACCGAGGGTAACATCTTCCCAAGCTAAGGGTCGCGGGTTCGAACCTCGTCTTCCGCTCAAAGATAACAGATTGATAAGCAACTATGTCTGTTATCTTTTTTTCGCCTTTGCCGCGCAGCAGTTTAAAATGGTCACACTTTCGGTCACACTTTTTAAACTGTCTGTTATGATTGCTACATTCAATGGGTGCCGCAGATCTGAGATCACGGTAACTCCTGCAAACTGGCATACCGTCAAGGCTAGTATCAATATTCCCTGGCGCATTAACTACCGGTTCTACGACCCTGCGTTTAAAGATCACCCTAAACTAAAAAAGGGCAAACAGGTAAAGCTACTAGGTATGAATCACCATACTACCCGCGAAGCTCGCCAGGAGATCACCAGGAGCCTTATAGAGAAAGAAATCTACGACCTGGATAAAAGGGGCTACAACCCAATTACAAAGGTTTTTATGGTTAATCAAGTCGCTATTGAATTTGATAAACAGGCGAAAGACGCGTTGGATATTACTTTAACCACGCCGATTATCACAGCGCTTGAAAATTCACTGCTTTTTTGCATTTCTGAAGAGGCGATCAATCTTATGCGTGGGTCTGGGTATTCTTTTCGACAACTTAACAAAAAACTGATTATATTTAAAGAGGGCACAATAATCAGTGATTTAGAAGGCAATCCGGCAACCGCCGAAGCTGCCATATTAGACTTCATGAAGGAAAAGAAAATTAAAGCACGGATGGTGCCTGAAACAATTATAGAGTGCAAAAGTGTATTAAAATTTTTTTCTCAGGCAGCTGCATTATTGAGCATGAACAATATGCCATTACAAGACATAAAAAACAAGGAAATAAAAGCCATTCTGGATAATGTCAGAAATCTGACAACAAGCAAAACTGTAAACAAAAGAGATGAAAAAGGGCGAATAGTTTACCATTGGGATGATGGGAAGAAATTGCCCATCAAGGTTACCACAATATCACCCAAAGTTTGGAATGATAATGAATTTAATAAATATCGCAAGGTTCTGAGTATATTATATACCGAACTTGAACGCCAGGAAATTATAGAAAATAACATTCAAAAGATACCAAAACAGAATACGATAATAGCTGATCCGGACCATACAAAAAGGAAAGTACTCAGCCTGGAAGACCGCCGACGCATACACTTAGCATTAATTAATAACTTCCCAACTTTCTTACGATGGATAAATATTTTTTACCATGGAGGCTGCAGGATTCGTGAACTAATGAGCGTTCAAGGGAAGTACGTCGATCTTGCCGGCCAGCGTTTTAAGGTATTGGTAAAAAAGCGTAAGGTATGGGTTTGGGAATGGAAAACTATAAAGGATAAGGCACTCCCATACTGGCAAGAAGCAATGCGGAATTGTGAAGGAGAAGATTATGTGTTCAGCAATGGCTTGTTACCTGGCCCTAAACCCATCCGCGTAGACCAAATCCGCCATCGGTGGCATCGGCACATTCAAAAGAAATTGGGTATCGCCGCCTCTGCTTATCCTCTAAAACATCTGCATACAACAGAGGCAATTAACGAGTTGGAAAAGCTGAAGAACCAGTTAGAATTCGATCCAATTCAGGAAGCAGCTGAACACAATTCGCATACTTCAAAGGCTATGGTTGTGCAGATTTATGACATTGATGCGGATAAACGGATGCACAAAAAGATCAAGGGGCTGCAAAATACTTTCGCCGGATAATACAACCGCCACCTTTAATGGGTGGCGGTCTTTTTTTACACGCTTTCCAGAGAATAAAAATAAACCCCTGCCTTACAGGGCCAGGGGTAGGTTGCTACATCCCGAAAGAGGTTAAGAAAGCCCTCATGGGCCACGACGAGCCGGAGGGGTAAAGTGTAATTTCGCCGGATAAAAACAGGCGAAGGATCCGCTTATCAAAATATTTAAAAAGCCCCAGGGGATGGTCTGGGGCAATTAGATGAAGGAGAAAAGCCTCCTGTGGCATTGGGAGGCCCACTATATCATGTACCTAACCATTAATCCTTAAGAGGCCAAAATACAAAATAATTCCTATTCTAATAGGACATATTTAAGTAGGTTGCATCGGAATTGGACATATTGCAACTTCATCCTATGAATGCTCAACAACCAGGTAAAGGAAAGGCCAAAAGATTAGATGACGATCAAAAGGTATTCAAAAAAATTGGAAAGCGTATAAAGCAGCTACGCGTTGATGCCGGGTATACGAATGCTGAGAAATTCGCCTTTGAACATGAGATCACCCGTAGCCAATATGCCAACTGGGAGAAAGGTCAGGACATGCTGACAAGCTCAATATTACGCATTGCCCGTGCGCATGGGATTACACTTCAGGACTTCTTTGCAGGCATAGAATAACTATCAGCAACCCCTATTAGTTCTACTTTTCTTATCTTGCGTGCGATGCCAAATCCGCGATACGATACTATACATGGGCTACTTAAGTTGGGCCATATTAAAAAGTTCACCGATATATTCCTTTACATTCCATATACGGCTGTCGCCCGTGATTTCGGCACTAATCACAACCGTATGAAAAAGATGATGACAGATCCTGTACTATGGACCCTGGGCGAGTTATGGTATTTGGCCGACCTGATCGGCTACAATAGAAAGAAACTGGCAGAGCTGGCTGGTGAGGAAGGTGAGGCGATGAGGAAGGCCACGCCTGGAAATTAATGCACTACTTCCGCCGGCGACTTGTCCGGCCTTAGCCGCTGAAATGAGGCATGGCGGAGTTCCCCGGCTTCGGTCCTCTCTAAAAAACTTACCTGGCAGACAAGTTCAGGTTTGCACCAAGCTACTACCGCGAGTTTCTTTTTGCGCCACCGGCTTTTAAAAGAAGGTTCCTTTACCAGCGGACATTTCTTTGCAGGCTTCAGCTTTTGAAATATCTCTTTCATCAGCTTGTCAGTGAAACCGGTTCCAACTTCACCTGCATAGCGTAACTGCCCTTCATGGTATTCACCCAGGATTAAGCTGCTGAAAAGCGCGGCGGTATCCTCTGTCTTTGTATACCCTACAATCACAAAGTCTGCATCCTGGGTAACCTTCAGCTTCAGCCAATCCTTCGTACGTACCCCTGGCCGATAAATCGAGTCTATCCTTTTAGCAACTATACCTTCGAGCCCCTCCCCCTGGGCCATCCTATAGGCAGCGATACCGTGTGTCATGATTTCGCTCTGGTAAATCACAATGGGCGACTTCGGAAGAATGGATTTTAAAACGCTTTTACGACGGTAAAGTGGCTCTTTCATGAGATCCTTGCCATCCAACCATAGAAGGTCGAACACGAAGTAATAAAGCGGGCCGTCTACATCGCTGCGCCAGTTCTGTAGAGCATTAAAATCGCTATGACCTTTATCGTTGAGCATGACCACCTCACCGTCGATAACTGCACTGCGCTTCCACTTCTGCAGGGCTGCTGTTATCTGAGTGAACTTACCTGTATAATCTTTGAGATTGCGGCTTTGCAATTTCACCTTGCCTGGTTCGACATACCCCAACATCCTGAAGCCATCCAATTTAATCTCGAAGCACCAGTGAACGTCGCTGAAGGGCTCCTTTGATAAGGTGACGGACATGGGCACTATGTTGGTCGGCATTGTCATTTAACCCTCCTGAAATTAACAGGTGCATCAAAATCAATCTGCTCGATCTTCCAGAATAGATCCGGGTGTTTGGCTACTAGTTCTGCGTCATCTGTAGCCCAGGCGTTTTGAGTATTGGCATGAAAAAAAGAAAGGTGAAGGTAAGTGCGGCAGAACCGGTTAAATTCTTCCGAAGTAAGGCGAGATATTGCCTCAATGAATTGATCTTTATCATACAAGCCTGTTAACGGCGCGAGTTCGCACTCCTGTATTATTTCCCAGCCCTCCATAATCGCTTCCCCCTTGATAATACTCTGTAATTTTTATGCCATGAAAAAACCGGCGCTGGTTAGGGCGCCGGCGTTCTGCTTCGATCGGAGGGGAAAACTATTTCTTTTTTGGTCTTTTTGTTTTTTTGGCGCTGGCTTCTTTTGCCTGGCAATCATTTAACATTATTTGAAATATTGCATTGGTTTCCACTTCAATAAGCTGTGCAATTTTCTTTGTATCTGCATATGTGAATTTTTCTGGATCCGCTAGAAGTTTGTTAAGCGTAATATGATGCATGCCCAGATCGCGGGCTAATGTAGTTTTTGGGAGCACATCGAATATGTCCTTTAGAGTGTTTACATTCCCACTCCCGATTAATTTTTTTACAACAGAATACCTACGATCTTTTTCCATAAGAGGCAATATAACTTGCCTTTCACATTGTTTTTAAAAATGCGTCACACTTTTACCTGAATAATGTCAACATATGACATTAATGCTATTAAATTACTATTATTCATATTGTTTTGTAACGAAACATTACTACATTCGTTACATGAGCAAGATAACTATTGACCTCAAAAAGTGGGCGACTGCCAAAATGCTGGCTAAAGAACAGGGCTGGGATAATAAGAAGGATTATACCCAACGTGTTACTACTATTGTGAAACGCAACGAAATAAAGACCTGGGCGATCGATGAACTGGGCATAAGGCTTATTGACCGGGATCAATTTAATAAGCATCTGTCAAAATAAATTTGTTTCGTTACGAAACACTACATATCTTTGATATATCAATTCAAACAAAAACTTGCAATTATGAAAATCGCTCCCTCAATCCAAAATCTCCAACAGTTAGTAGATAATACAACAGGGTCAGAAAATGTTTTCGGAACACTGTTGGAACATCCCCAACATGGCCGCGCCGTGCTAGTTGACATTGATCGCAGGAACAATTCATGCACTTTGTGGTACGAGAATCAAACCAATGGCAATACTGGATTCCGCACAATACTTTATAGTCTGGAAGATCACAAGATTGTTTCTGAGCCGTCTTTTGATAAACAAAAGGCAGCAATGCAACTTCTTTTATCATAGTCCGCTGTTTCCGCAAGTTCAGCGGAACGCGGGTACTGCGTAGTGCCTCCCATCCGGGATATTACTCACCAGCAAAGGCAATGAAGCCAGCGCACTAAAACGAAAGCTATATGAACCGTCAAAACATCTCACAGATCATTCGTGAATTATTCAGAGAAAATGTACGACTCTATCCTGAAGATTATAAAGTGCATGCCGATGCCATTAATATGGCAAAAGAAAGCGCAAAGAGTTACTGGGATAACAGGAACGAAATTGAAATTGAGCGTGATAATGAGGCTAAGGTAACGCTTCAGGACTACGAAAGCTGGTGCCTTGCGGAGTTGGAAGAACTGAAGGGACAACAAGCGTAAAATTGTTACTTCAATCGAACCTCACAGGAATATAAATGCAACCGGAAAGCGTGACCGGGGTGCAATGAAAAACAAAACTGCCCACTATGATCCTTTTGGTAATGGCGGCTGGAACTACGGACAAAGGTTTAACCGCTCCACACGGCCTTATGACTACGGCCGTTATCTCGGGCCGTGTCCCCTGTGTGGGAATCCCTGCTTCGAGTATGGCGGAGGTGCCAGGTGCACGTCACCAGAATGCTTCAATAGTTATTTAAACATATCGCCTTCATTAAGTGTGAAAGCAGACTGGTGGAATACCAATATACAGGTGGTCAAAGATGGCAATATGTGGCGTGCAAATTATGAAGATAAAGAAAGCATTACGGCGTTTGGCGAAACTCCACAGAAAGCTATTGATAATTTAAAAGCATTAGACAAAAACTAACCCACACCCGGAAAGGAGCCGGGATATGATGAAGCTAAAAAAAGGATGGATAATAATTATAGCAATTATTCTTCTATTTATTTGTCTAAATCCCTCGTTAAAAGATTTCGATGAATATCAGGGTGGTAATACTTACATTAGAAAAGAATATAACTTTATTATTTTTTCAGTTTACCGTTCGAGTATCAATTATAACAAAAATGAGAAACTATATATTGGCATACTTAAAAATTTCATTTTTATAAAACGCACGCCTGGCCGTTAAACAATAAGCCCCAGCACTCGCCGGGGCCACCCTTCCAACACCCCTATTGGGTTTGTAAAAAAAAGAATTTATGAAACGTATAGGGAATATCCTCGTTACAATACTCGAATTTCTTTTCAACCCACGCCCCCAGTTACGGAAGAGAAAATGAGGCCCGGTAAGAATACCAGGCCTGCGATTGCTGTACTATTGCTGCATGAGAGCGTTTCAAAGAGTATTCATACTTTAAAATATAGTCTTGCTTCGCGTTTGCGCCTATCTAATAGAATCGGTTTCCCTCCTGCGTTCTTCCACATCTCAAAGGCTGCGGCTATCTTAGGATCATATGGATCTTTATTAACCAGATTCAGTACGGTTGAACGTTTAAAGGCACCGGTACCGATATTATAACACAACGATACTAGTGCATTAAACTGGTTTTGCGTAATATCATCCCGCGTGGTGCTGTAAACCGTCAGTAAGTAGTTGCTGTTTATTGCGTCGAACAATGCCCAGGCGTCAGCCTCGTTCTTTAGGGGCGTATCTTTCATTGTTACCTTTCTGCCACCCGGGTAATAAGTACAGCCTATGCCGATGGTCGGTATGCCTACGCTATCCAGGTATGGAGCTAGTTTAATACCTTCCTCGTTTGCGAGAAAGTCCCGACCTACATGGTCGAGGGTTTTTATTTCGGTCATAAAAAGATTTTTACTATTAAACAGGCCAACCACACTAATGTGTAACATACCACCGGCACCTGACCATTATAGCCGAACAACCAAATCTCAACCCGGTCTGTGATTGACTTCGGCGGCTTTGCAAGTGAAACATAATCCCACTTAAGGCCGCGCATCAGGTTCAATGGAATATCAAAGGATAGTTGACGAATTGCCCCCGCAGATATTGCGAATACAATAATTACCCCGAATCCAGGCTGAAGTAATAGACATAATAGACCAGTAAATGCCAAATATGCCGCTATGTTGAGTCCATGATAAATGCGCTTACCCATCATGATCCTATGCGAGTCAACACAGGCATTGCCCAGGTTAAACAGCACAAGGCACAATTGCGCAATCAAGTAGGCCATCATAACTTATTGCGATTACTTACTGCCCACATACCAGCAGCGCCGGCCAGAATCATTATGCCGCCCACGACAATCATAAGGACCGCGCCGTGCGTACGGGCCTCAATGGTTGATTCGTTCTTATCCCACCCCCAGGCGGCTATAACCATTCCCAATGCAAAAGATAATACAGCCCAAAAAGTCGGGTTCTTTAATTCAGTTTTTAATGACATATAACTTGTTTTGATGAATGACTATTTCAGTTATTCGATATATTTGAATAACTCATTTTATCAACCCCAACACCGCAGCGGCTCCGGCCAGTACAGCAACTACTTTTGTTTTCAGCTTCTGCCGTTTAAGGTCCTTTGCCATCACCCGGCTATCGGCAAACAATTGCTGGTAGGCCTTGAAAAGTGCATCATATGAGGTCTGCAACTCGGCGATGCGTTTATCCTTCTCCGCATCTCTCGCCTCGTAATTATCCTTTAGCGCAGCATTAACCCGGTTCAGGCTATCAGTATAAACCTCGTATTGCACCAAAAAGAAGTTCAGATTATTGACCAGGTTCACCAGGCTATCAACTTTCGCATTCAGGGCCGTGTCTTTGTTTTTTGTCTTTATCTGCGCCGCCAGCTCTTTTACTTCTGCCGCCTTTTTATTAAGTTCACCTTTCGATTGTTCCTGGGCGCTCAAAAGGTCTTTAATGATTATATCCTGCTGCTTGATGTTCTTGTTCAGGCTATCGATTATAAACAGATATTGGGCCTTATGCGATCTCACGCTATCATCGTTCGCTACAAACTGCGAATGTTCTGACGCGTGGCTGACACTATCTTTGTGCGGCCATAGGAGAAAAGCCATTATTATGGTAAGGATGATACCTAAAGAAAAGGCAATCCAGATGTTGTTTTTCTTCATTGTTTAGGTGGTTGATTATTGCTTTTAGACTGAGTATATAGCCACCCAAAAATTGCAGCCACAATTGCACCTTGTAATTGTCCCATATAATAGGTGGCTATCTCTTTATTTTCGGGCGGCAATCCTTTAAAGAATAAAAGAAAGCCCAATGCATTTAAGCTAATGATACAAATGATCGCTACTATCACCTGTACTGATACCCTATTTAATTTCTCCCACATTATTTTTTGGTTTTTCGTTTTTTGAAATAGGCAATGAAAGCACGTTTACCAACTATCCATAGTTCCTTTCCGGCCAACCCCATCAGGCCACATACACCGGCCGTAATTCCTGCCTCTATAAGCTTTGATGGAAATTCTAAAGGCAGACGAATATTTGCCACATACTTCCATATGCCGGTTATGGCCCCGATCGTGAACCCGAGCTTATTATTGTTGTCTTGCCACCACATCAATTGTTTCATAGTTTGAGGCTTTAGGGGCCGGTTTAATAATGACAGGATAAGGATAATGGGTTACAGAGGCTGATACCTCACAACCCAGGTCTTGGCGGTAATATCATTTGATCCACCTCCGCCACCGCCCGCTTGGCCGGTTAGCTTGAATATATTTCCCGCCGTAAAATCAACGCCGCTTAAGTCAGCAAGGAAGGTGTAAGATTTATCGGTTGTTGTTTGAGAGTTAATCGTTACCCATGCTGTAGCGTCAGATGATGACGTCCTAATTATATATCCGTTTGCGCTCCATTTACCTGTTGACCCAATTGTCAATGCGCCGGTATTGGCAAAACTTACTCCGCCAAAATAAAGCTGCAAGGCTACCGTAGCAGTCGCATCATTAAACAATCCGGCCATCTCGAAATGAACAGATTGCCCGTCTGTATTCATTGTATTGCCAGGAATTGTATAAGTATATAGGTCCGATTCAGATGTGCCAGTATTTCCTACAGGCGAATATTGCTTATTAAGCGTATGAGGCAAAGCGTTGCTGGCTGTATTGACTTCAACAGTTACAGTGTTTGTGGTAGTTGATGTGCTTATGCCTACACCGCCCTGAATAGTAATTGCCGGGCCAGATTGGCTGTTTATGGAAGTTATACCACCCCCTGATGATCCGGTTATTTTAAATGTACCTGTCGCTGCATCCCTGTAAACAAACCCTCCTGTAGCTGTGGCCGAGCTATCCGCTTTTGCTATGATCTTTAGATTAGGCATGTATAAGGCAGTATCTTGAACAGTTGCTTTTTTTGTTCCTGCAATAAAGAAATCGTGAACGCCGCCAGAAAACACGTGGTATTCCAGGTGACCGAAAGAAAGCCCCAGTCCTGCACGCGCTGATCCATCATTGTATACATAGTACTTTAACTTATTGTCATCGCCTGCTGTGTTCGCATAAGTACCGCCGGCATCAAAGCTCTGAGGGGTAGCCGTTGATGTGCCACTAGTATTAACACCAAGCAATAACTTTGTATCGTTTATAGTCGCTACAGGGGTCGAGGCACCGTTAATCTTGAATGTGAACTTTGCGCCTGATCCTCCTGCATGTAAGTAAAAGTTTTGCGCGCTCACACCTATACCATATCGTGTATTAGTAGATCCATCATCATAAAAGACCATTTTCATCTTATCAATATCCTCACTCACTGAACTATAGGACCCTCCTTGATTAATCTGTAGGGGTGTAGTAGTAGAAAGTGATTTCCTTGTTCCCTGCTGAATATTCTCAATAGCGCCTATGTACCTGCTAACATCCCATTCTATGAATGCATGCCCGGCATCATTAGCATGTACATTATCGCCAGTTATTAAAGTAGTATCATTTCGCAATTGATCGTTATAGATGTTAAAGTAAAGGGTTCCCCATTTCGTTGCAGTTTCCTGGGTAGCCTGAACGAAATCCAAATGTCGTTGATATGTAGGTGCTGCATTGCCGCTTGCCGTAGCATATGCATTATACCCAGCCTGCCCTATCCAGTAAGGCGGGATGATAAGAATTTCGTATGGCGCCCAACCCTTGTTGGCGCAATAATGCATTACACTATCGTAATCAGTCTTAAAGTTCGCTACAGTATATGCTGCTGCCGTTTGCCCAAGATCATTGAGGCCAAATGCAAAGACAAGCAACCTGCGATTGAATGTTTTTGTGGGAACAGTTGATAGTCTATCAATCATATTCGTACCACCATTCCAATCAACAGGAGATCGTTTCATCAATGTGCTGCCCGGAATACCATAATTCACTTCAACAGCACCCAGGCGATAAGCTACTAATGTTGTCCATCGATACCCTGATGTTGCGCCGCTTCCATACGTATAGCTATCACCGAAAAAATAGATACTATCGCCTTGATTAAATCGTGAATTATTGTGCAGTAGCGGGTATTGGCTCAATGCATTTACAACGTCACTGTCTTTGAAGTTGCTACTTCCTCCTGTTGAATTAATTGTCTGATTAGGCCAGCTACCTGTTATGGTAATATTTGTCCCGGCCACCAAACTTGGAGATGATGTTCCTGTACCTCCGTTCGCTATTGGCAACAACCCTGTCACGGCATTACTACTTGCTAAGTTCACTTCACCAAAGCCAAGCGTAGTTCCCGATCGTCGCAATACCTGGTTATCGGAACCTGCTGTTATGTCTGCAACATTACCAGTAGTGTTGGCAGAACGGCCTATAACTGAAAGGCCAGCCGATTGTCGGAACTTCGCATCAGTAACAGCATTAGTCGTAATAGTTGCGGCTGCAGATCCTGGCCCACTCGCCGTTACATCACCGGTTAGTGCTGTTATGTAGTTGCCTGCAGGCTGCTTGCTGTTGAAAGTTGACCAATCAGCAGTACTTAGTAACCCACGATTAGAGGCAGAAGCAGTAGGTATATTAAAGGTATGGGTGGCACTTGCGCTACTTATATTAAAATCGCTACCAGATGAACCGGTTGCAAATGTTTGCATTGATCCTGTTAGAGAGTTTAATGAGGTAATGCCGGTGGAAGGTGGATCGATCGCTACTACCGTCCATGTGTTACCGGCACTTGCACGTAATCCCAATACTTTTGGTGCCGTAGTGGCAGGTATAGCCAATAGCCGCACCGAATCATTAGGTTGTAAAGTAGCAGTACTCGCGCCAAAATTGTAAGTACCGGTTTTAGTACCATCACTAGCAAGTATTTTTGCTTGAGGATAACCAGCATGTGGATCTATATCTAGTTCGACATATTTACTCCCCCCATTTATCCAATGCTTTAAATATGTTGAATCCTTTGTGCTATTAATTTCAAAATGTAAGCTGTCTGTAATATCATTATTAATATTCTTTAATCCCCAGGCCAATTGTAGGACTGTCGCATCAGCGGTGCTATCTGCATAAAAGCGGAAAACCTTTAAATTATTGACATGATTTGGGTCTGCCTGATTCTGATTTATTTCCCATGACTTTAAATTATTAAGGAAGAACCAATGATTAGCCCAATCTTGTATATAATCTCCATTGGCAATAAGTGATGCATTAGCTATGTTTTGACTGATGCCATTTGGGAAAATCAGTGTTCTTGCTTGACCATTGATATTAAATCCAATAGTCGTATCATTCACCTTGTACATTGTATCCACCTTTCGGCGATAATCATATACGCCTTTGATGATAACGTTTCTGAAAACACCATTCTTCCGGTACCTGACCGTGCTATCATTTAAGGCGTAAAGAGTATCCACGCCTATAACACCGCCGCCGCCTGTGCCTGCTCGTGCGGTATCAACCCAGTCAATAATACCGCGCAATAATGTATTCAAACGCAAGTTGGTGAAAGCCGTAGCAGGATTATTGGTTATATATTTATTGTTGTAATTGCGTAAGGAGTCAGTGCCTGGAAATTGTGCAACTGTTATTGTGCTAATAAAAATAAATGCTATAATGAATGAGTATCTCATATTAATGATTTTCGCCTTCTATAGTGTAATTTTTAGAGGTGCCGGCTGTGAACGAAAATGCTTTATTGGTGATATCATCAACATCATATAGGGTAGTACTATCTGTAGTATTGATAATAGTAAGTCTCTTTTGTGGGTGGCCTATTGAACCACCCATAACCTGTGTTTCAATAATATCGTCGGGATTCACAGTAAAGCTGCCAGAATCATCAGCCAATGCCTCAATAACTAAAATGGCATTCACATAAATTCGCATGAATGCAGTGCTGGATAACCTAGACCATGACCAGTTCACTGTACTAATAGTTGGTGGTGCAGCTGCTATATCAATTGTATCGGAGATTGACGCAGTTCCGCATGCATTATTGATATCAAAAGAAACAGTAATGCCTGTTCCAGATGCATCTGGTGTTCCGCTTAATATGATAGTATTGCCACTAACTATATTTATGTTTAGCCAAGTCGGCTTTGTTACATTAGTTATATTGAATGGCTGCGATCCATTTACTAAAATGCTATGCGAATAAGAAACACCAACCTGTCCGTCTGGCAATGTCGCGCCAGAGGCTACTAAAGGCGCAACACACGAAGGCGGTGGTGTTGGCGTTCCCAGGGTGAAGGTTACTGTTCTGTTCGCCGTAAAGTCATAATCCTGGACCCCATAAGTGCTTTCATTCGTTAGACCACTATTAAAAATTGCCGACTTGGTTGGTGGGGCATCAACCTGAAATGCGTTGCCAATACTCTGCGCATCACCTTGCCAGAACAAAGAATATGTGCCTTTTTGCACCTGACCGGTTACGTTTACCGGGTGAGTAAGATTACCACCGCTGGCGCCAGGTAGCATCCCTGAATCGAATACAACAGCGCCTGCGCTATCGAATAACTTAAATTGAAATAAAGCTACAATTGATGGATCACCCAAGCTGACAATATTGATATTAACCAAATCAGGAATGACATCCGAGATATCAATACTGCCATTACCTTGCAATTCAACTGTACCATTAACAAGGTTTACTGGGCTTGCGTCAAAAAGACTACTGGTTACGTATACCCATCCATCTACTACCATCACGTTACCGCTATTATCAGTATATATGATTCGATAAGGTAATGGGAGAAATCCAATCTGATAGTCTAACATCGTCTTTATGTGTTCCTGGCTGATATCAGATTTTATTTGAAGCATCCCATTGAAAGTAATGGTATAGGATAGCTTGCGCGGTCTGAACTCCTTCCAGAAGCCACTACCCACGGTAGTTGTTTCTTTCATATCCGTTACCGGATTGAACGTAAATGACTTTGCACATACAACGGTCTTGTAGATATCATCTATCTTTAACTGAAAGACGCAATTCTTACCTTGTATGTCGTATACTCCCATTACTCGAAAATGTATTGTATAGGTATATGGTTATTCCCTGTACTGCTGCCATCCTGTGAACCAGATTGCAACACTTCAATAAAATTCATATCAGCCCTGCCGTCGCTATAATTCAGCGTAAGCGGTGGTACAAGAACAAAGTAGTGCCCATTCAGCTTACTACTATCTGGAAACGTAAATTGCCTGTGAAATGATAAAGGCTCTATTATTGTCGGATTATTAGCCGGCGTAAACTTCAGACCATCAAACTGCCCATCTATCTTCCACATACGTCGATAATTTGCATTGAACCTTGCCAGTTCCCCCAACTCTTTAAAATGCCGCTGTTCTGTTACGCCATACCGATGCCAGGTAGGCGTCGTCAAATCGGTAAGGTTTGCACGGTATAAGGAGCCCTGCAATACCTTCTTTGTTGAATCGGATATGAATACTTCTTCATCAATTGTATCCTTATAGCTGCCATTCTGCGAGGTTTCTGCATAGTCGGCTTTGATCTGCGCAAGTGATCCTGCAATGCTTGGGAAGTAGTCAAGGGAAAAGTTTTTATATGTTACTACCCGACCAACAGGCGGGTCATAGTTCATGAATATGATATATAGCATGCCATTGATCGGCAGCGGTGGCGGCGAAAGGGTAAATGAATAATACTGGCTTGCATCCTCGCCTGTCTGGTAGAATTTTGCTAGAAATTTTAATGATGATGTATGAACCCAGGTAAGCGTTCCAATCCCATCGGCAGGGGCCGTGGCCCCATTATCAAGCCTATATCCAGCACCAGACGCCCCAGGCAATTGCTCAAGCATAACGAGCAAATATTGCCGGGTGCCTGTACCGCCCTGACTTGTTTTAAAGTCAATAGATATTTCAATCCTATCAAACTGACTAACTGGAATGGCCTCACATCTTAAGAACCGGTGGCCCGCCACGCCGCCATTCCTTTCCAGAACAATTTCCCGCAGGGTTTCTGTTCCATATATGTTATATGTGGATTTACGATACGCAAGGTCAGACGTTGGCAACATACCATTTGGCGGCTGCGTAGATCCCTGTGAGGGATTTGTGATACCATATAACCAATCATCAATAGTAAACTTCTTATATGTTCCTGTAATTTGGCCGTTCTCAATCACATTGCCCGAATCAAATAAAGTGCCGCGCTCGAACTTATTGTTTGTAGGTATCTCAGGCCAGATATTATAATTAAATGTATAACGGGCTGTCTTGATGGCAAAGTTGGACCCAATGAACTGAGAAACCTCAACCGGATGTATCAACCGGTCGCGGCCAACGGCAGCAGGATCATATAAGAATTGACCAACATGCACGATGGTTCCTGAACTATTGTATTCAGTATGCCATATCTTGGCCCCCACATTTTCCTGCAGTTCTCCTATATGTACAATTACCCATTTCCCGAACCATTGATAAATACAAAAATATTCACTGAGTATTCTTTCAAGGCAGGAATAACAATCGAGGAACTCAGTAGCGTTCTTTAGGAAAGTGCGGACATGCAAACCGGTTTGGTTAAAGGTGTCTGCATTTGGATTCTGCGTCCGGTCCTGCATGCTTTCTTCAACGATATTGCTGAATAATACCCAGTTTAAACCAAGTCCTGTTTTATTTAAAATTGCAAGAATGTAATCTTTAATCAGATTCACATTGACAAACTTGCTACCATCATCTTTCGTCAATGAAACACCTTTTAATAAACCGAGTCCATCTACGGCAGACAGGGAAATGTCGTAAGGCTTATCCTGGAATTCCGCCCTCCCCTCGCCAGGCGTCAGGAATCCAACGAAAATAACTTGCCCATCATCATAGGCAATTATCTTCCATTCATCATCGAATGTAACTATGAAGTCGTCGAAATCCTGGGCATCCTGTGGATATAATGTTAGGCTTAGTTTGGCTTCGCAGGTAATTATTGTATCAAACTTATCACCGTTCCCAGTAGGATAGCTGACTGAAAAAGAGTTCCCTAATAGTTCAGTCACCTGATCTGGCACCACATCTTTCTTATAAAGTTCAATGAGTAGCTTTTCGTTCAGGCAATTATAAAAAGATATAGTATGGTGTAAGTTATATGCCATTAGAACTTTCTGCCGGCACTCCTTTCACCGCGTTTAACTGCCAGATAAAGCCCCTCATTATTGATGATGGGCACAAGCTGCATGCCTCCGCCAAAGTCGCCACCGAACTGTTTAAAGAGTTGTGGCAGCCGGTCCAGTGGCATAATCACCTCAGGTCTGTGTTGTTCACCTATTTGACCAATAAGGGGGCTCGATACGATACCCCCATCGGCAAACTTCGGCCCGTCAAACTTTATGTTTTTAAGAGCGGCGCCAGCTGCAACAAGACCAATGCCTGCAATTATTGCCAAAGCAGGATTTGCAATCGCCCATTTTTCAAATGTTTCTTTAAGCAGTTTTATTTTAATTGCAGCACCAATCAGTGCCCGCCCCAATTGCTGCATAACATTGCCAACAATACTTAGGATGTTTTGCGCAGCCTTTTGTAAGGCACTGCCGAAATCTGATGATGCAATTGCCTCACCCAATCCTTCGCCAAGTCCTGCAAAAACATCGCCCAAACCGCCTTCAAATATGCCCTTCAATTGCTCTTTCAATTGGGTATTTATATCCCTAATAGCTTGTTTCAATTTGGCTTCCTTTAATCCAAACATTCTTATATCAAGCTCAAATAGAGTTGGAATAGGTATTTTTTTATCCAGTCCTGTAGCCTTTGCTATTTTACCCTGCAGGTCTGTTACATCAACGGGAATATCTTTTATATCAAACTTTAGTTTTTCGCCATCTAGTTTGATAGTTAATTTCTCTTTTGTAGTAAAGGAATGTCCGGCAATCTCAGTAGTATCAAGCCTTGATATATTGCTTAATTTCAGCTTTGAATTAAATTCAAGTAATAGCGCCTCCTTCTCAAAGGCTTCGTTTAAACGCTTCTGTGTATCCTCCTTTATAGCTTCGGATAGTCGGGCTATCTCATCGGCAGGAAGTCCGGATTTCTTGGCATCCCTTAAAGCAATCTTTAATTTCAAATCGCCAACCTGTTGCTCAAGTGCTGCTAACTTATCAGTAGCGGCATCCAAATCTTTTAAATCAAATAATTTACCCTGGAATTCTTTAGCCGCATCGCGGATCTTTTCGAGTAATGACAATTGCTTTTGAAGGGTATCCTGATCTTTTTTCTGCTTATCAGTACTGCCTGTAATGCTAAAGTTCCCGATTGATTTTTGTAACTCAACCAAACCGGCAATCTGTCGTTCCAGATCTGCTATCTCATCAGTAGTCCCGGATAGATCGAATATGTTTGCGCTCTTTAATTTATTAATCCTGGTTTGTAAATCCAACCGTTTACGTAGATTATCGTTAACCTTATCCAATGGCAACGCTAATTCCTCAGCAGTAGCCTTGCCGCCCAGTTTATTAAGCTGTTTTTGTAGTGCCCCGATCAGCTTCTGTGTATCGCTACTTGTGGCAGCTTTAAACTTTGGATCAATTGAAAGCTCCAGTTCAAGCTTTTTATCAAACAGCTTCGTTAACTGTGACTCAATAGCCTTTGCGGTGGCTATCGCTTTTATACGGTCGAGATAAGAATCATACGCAGCCTGTAAGCCATTAATTAATCCCTTTTCTTCCTTTAGTGCACCGAAGAATTCCTGATTTTGTTGCTTCAGTTCATCAAGAGCCTTCTTACGTTGGGCGGTATTCAGCGTATCGCTTTGCAGGGCATTAACCAGTGTAGTAATACGGCCAGCGGATTGTCCCACTTCCTGACCAACGCTTTGCACCAGTTTTTCATACTCGCTTAAATGTCCCGCTGCTTTCTTTGAAGCCTCAGAAGATGATGTAAAGCCCCTTGTCCAGGCGCTGAAACCAACAGAAGCAAATGTCAACGCAGATGTTATAACAGAAATGGCTGTACCAATCCCTGCCGGCCCCAATAACGAGCTTAATAACACTTTGCCGATTGATTGACCCGACTCTTTTGCAGCTGCAGAAAGCGCCCTAAATGAGTTCGGCAACTCGGTAATGTTATTTTGAATACCAATAAAACCGAAAGCAGAATCTTGAATTACACGGTTAAAACTTGTAAGAGTATTGGCGCCTGCATTCGATGCATCTTTTAATTTATTGACACCATCGGTGGCAGCCGCTGCGGCTGGTTTGATTTGGTTTAATCCGGCAACAACTTTAAAGTTGCTTAACGATAGTTGGGCCTTCTTTAAATCGGCATCAAGCTTCTTTATAGCATCGAAATCGGTAGCATTATTCAGTTGGTTCTGTAACGATTCAATTTCGGCCTCAAGCTGGGCTATCGACTTTAATGGCTCGGAAAACCCTTCTTCCATCTGCTGGCCTGCTCCCAACGCTTCAGCGGCCAATTGATCAATCAAAGAGTTTACCTTTTGAAGGGCATCTGAACTGGCAGCTACCTCATCAAATGCTTTTGCCGCAGCATCGCCAAACTGCGCGACATTGACCGACGCGACTTTCATCCCATCAGTAACAGCCGATATATCAGCCCCAACTACTATTTTAAGCCCGACATCACTCATTATACTGAATATCCCATTTGTCGATATGTTTCAAATACTGCATCCATTGCTTCCTTGTCTGCTTCTTGCTGTGCCTCCCTTCGGAGTGCCTTTTCTTCTTCGGTAGGATCAGTTGATAAAGTCATAATATCTTCTGGCTGCATATAGCTACCTTTCTTTAGATATGGCAGGGAGCCAAACCATGCAATGAACCGAGCCCGTTCCCATTGATGGGTTTCTCTTATCTGGAAACCACGGTAATGCCTGAGTATTTCACCTATCGTTAAATCGTAAAACTCATCAGGCATCAACTGAAGCTCTGCACAGATATCAAAAAGGGTGTCCCAGGTTATTTCTTTGCCGGTTCCGGAATTTTTTTTTCCTTTGACTTTGCCCCGCTATCCGTGAAAGACTTAACCATCACCGCCAACATTTCAATACACGCATTGCTCGCAACTCCGCCCATTTCATCAATCCAGTCTGCGGCATCCATGTCCGTAAAAGCGAACTCCTTCTTTTCTTTAATGCACACATATTCGGCAGCGCAAAGGAGCAAGGAGACAAACCCTGATAGCGTCATACCGCTACTTAGCGCATCCTGTAACTGGCTTAAGGTCATGTTCCCATTGATCTCACAATAGCGTTTAAATGTCCAGGTACAAAAGCGCAATGGGATTTTTTTACCATTCCCCAGACTTATGGTATAATATCCTCTTTCTTGTAGCATATGATTTAATTATGGATTGCTAATGTCCAGAATACCCTCGCCGGTTAACGTCCAGCTAAACTTAACTACGTCGTTTGGTGCAAACTGAAGGTCCAGAGATGTACACTTGCAGCTGCCTTTTAGAAAGTAGTTGTTTCCAGTGGATCCGCTTGATGGATTGCGCACCCTGAACTTGAATGTTTCGGCCGTATTCTGCGCAATCTGTAATCTTGCATAGGTAACTTGTGAACCAGCGTCAGGATCGGCCCGACAGATGGCAGTACCTGTCGGATTAAATGTTTGGCTTCCTACTCCAACCACCTGTCCGCAGGTAAGCGTATCAGTGACAGTTGTAGGCAGTTCAGTCGGAACGTTATAAGATTCCAAGCAAACCAGCACCTGCCAGCTTACTTCATTATCGAACGATAACTCAATTGGCGAGGTAGATGATTGAATAGTTGTCATTGTTTTTTATTAAATAGGTATAAAATGAAAAAGGGCATACACTCATTTCTGAGTCTATGCCCCTATAATTTTGGCCGGGCTTATTGACTGGCCTTCAGTCTTATAATTGCGCGATCTTCGCTGTTAACCGCAGGAATTTCGCAGCCTCAGTTTCCGCATTTTGCAATTGCACTTCATTACTATTCACACTTTGCGCCTGTAAGCAATTTATCTGAAATCCGCTTTGCTGCACAAGTCCATCTGTCGCCGTACCAGGAAAAAGGATTTCAGTTATTTGCTCGCTCACATGGTCCAGTCCGTCCTTGCTTATTGAATCATCAGTTTTACTAGATATCTGCAGCAGAATGGAACTGTCATGTAAAAATAAACTAAAGTTTGGTATTTGGTTACCGGTTTCTGCGGATAAGACTACATATGTATTGCTTATTGACCCTTCGGCCTTGCCATCGAATATCTGAACCGGTTGGCTGTCCAGGTCGGTAAGATTACCGTTTAGTGCCGAATATACGGCCATCCGAAATGCCTTATGCGGATCTTTCATATATCCTTTAATACTTTTTCAACATTCTTAATTATTTGTTCTCTTTCTTCAAAGAATGGCTGAAAGAAAAAGGGATGAGGGTTAACCCCATTTTTCAATATATTTAAAGCAATGGGCCATGCAGTATCAAAATCTTCTTCTAATTGCTTTGCTTTTGACCCCACTCTTCTTTTTGTTTTAATGCTGAATCTGCCAGCTATCCCTTTGCGATGAACCCAGTCCAGTATAATATTAAAGAATGCATCAAATCCTATTTGGGGGCCTTTTAAATTGAACTGTTTTGCAAAATCCTGTAATTCGGGTGGTATCCTGACTTTCTTCTTTGTGCCAAACTCCATGAAAGGAGCATTTTGTTTATTAGCAATCAATTCAGTTTTAAGATCGTTTGTTTTCTTATATCCAGTTGCCTGCTTCAGGCCGCCTTCATCTACAGGCACCAACCTCAATTGTTTTCCATTTATTCGCCGGGCACCATCCAAAATCTCGGCGCCAACCTCCCTTTTAACCTTGACAGGAACAGCATTTAGCCGCTTTTGTAGCTGATAAAGCCCTTTTATATCAAAGTTAAATGTCCCCATTTTCTATCAGGTTATAGCAGCTTTCGCAAAATGATATTTTCAATTCATTTGCTGAGTAGCCTATTTGAACAACTGGTATAAATCGCTTTAAATAAATTGGTTCCTTACATAACTCACAGGGCCTGCAATCACCAGGTTCCTCCTTCCATGAAAAAGAAATTGATATTGATAATTCTGCCATTATTCATTTTCCAGGAGGGTAAACCTGTAATATCTTTTTTTCTGATCGATCAACTCGTAATTGTTTACCGTGAACCGCCGGCCGTCAATGATCCACCGGATTGCCTTTTTATTGGTAATATTATCAATTGCTACCTGATATCTGCATATCCACTCCCATGCCGCGTTTATATCAGTTTCGCTATCATTGAAAGACCGGTTACCCCTGAGTTTAGTTAATCTGCCGCGACAGGTAAGTAACGTACTATAGTTGTCCTTGAATCCGGCTCCTTGCTGAATACGAGTATTCGTTTGGAGTTGGCCGGATTGCCGAAGCTTACCTATTTCGGTTACACCCATGTTAACCTCCTGTGTTTACTGGCGAATAATTCAAGTGCTTCATCCAATCCTTTAGGCCGTTGCTGACCACCTTGCAGGCTTGTCAATGCCTCATCACCTTTATGCTCATAGCAATAGCCACATATCCGTTTAAGATCAAGGATCAGGTCTTTAGGTACTTTGGCACTGTCATAACCGGCAACATAAACCAGTTTCCACCGACCTGGCGAAAATGGCCTGAAGGTTTGGAAGCCGCCGGTAATCCCATCAAGCTCATAGTCATCATTAACAGTTTGCGCGGTATATGCGCCGGTGCCAGTCTTTAGGGAAGCCGAGGTTAACGATGTGATAGGTCCATAAGGCAATTCACGTTCGCAATATAGGTCGGCAAATAAGGTAATCGTTTTGGCTACCAGGCTGATGCAACAATATTGTTCAATTGCGGCACGACATGCGCTTATGAGGGCAGTAAGATAAGTGTCATCATCAGTATATGTTATTTGCAAATGAGCCTTAAGTTGCGCCAATGTCAAAAACTCCGCGGCGGCTGATTCATCGAACTGACAATCATGTATATTATTCTCAGTATGTCGCGGTAAATAGCTCATATAAAATTAATTCTTCGAGATTGTTGCGGCCGTGTGTTGCAAGCGGCGTTAAACAAAAACTGTTCTACTTCTGCTAACCCGCTTTTCGGATCAAGTTGCCGGCTTCTCTGTCGGCACTTATCACTCACCACTTTGTAATACTTCTTATCGTTATCCAGCTTGTTCAATTGTTTTACAAGGTACGAAATATCATAGGTATCGCGATCATCTTTCAATATGATCCTTTGTTCATCACGTATAGGCTCTTCTCGGGACATAATGTATACACCAGCATCAGCGCAGTTTTCCTTCAAGCCCTCAGTCGGTGTACAGACAACCGGTATACCATTACACATGGCCTCAGTTGCGGTCATGCCCCAGCTTTCATACCTGGAAAGCATGAGTAAAATACGGGTCTGCGCGTATACTTCCAATATGTTAGGAGTATTTGGAATCACTTTAACGTTTGGTGGAAAGTTACTGGCCTGCCCGAAGTAATGAGGCTCGCTATAGCTGCCTTTCACCGCCAAAAACTTTTTCTTGGGCAAAGCCTCAGCTATGCGCCGCAGGATAAAACCACCCTTGTTCTCATCCAGATTAATCAGGGTAATGTATTCGTTTTCACGTGGATCGTTGCCTATATCGAAATAACGGTAGTCCACAGGTGGTGTAAACACCACACTCGGCCATTGATAATTGAGCTTCTGTTGTATCCAGCGGCTGTTATAGATACAGAAGTTATTTCGCCGGGCATTCGCGATGCATTGGTAAGGATGGGAATTATGGATCACGTTCACCACCGGCTTGTTTATGGCCTCTCCAATACCGATGGTATGGTGAGTAAAATCCAAATGGGTTAAGATAATATCAGCCCAAAGGTACTGATCTGTAGATCCGTTCGGGCCGAAAACATCCACGCCATCGATAGTATATGGCACCTTGACATTGTGCATAATAGCCTGGTTCAGCACCACCCGAACGTTATGGCCTTTCGAGATCAGGTATTTATTGATGTGGTGGGCATAATACTCTGAGCCGCAATTGTGATTTGGCGGATAGAGGTGTATGTTCCAAAGGACATTCATGCCAATATTTTTTGTTGTTCATAATCAATTACCATCCAGTCATCACAATAGATATCCCGCCCAGTTATATTCGTATACTTCGGCCCAAACCAGGGTGATGGAGCAATCACCCGCTTATCTTTTGCTTCGCCCAGTATGGCTGCCATCGCACTGTAGCTGCTGTTCCCAATGATGAAGTGACGGCAGGATTTCATATACTTGAAAGAGTCGATATAATCGCCTTTCACATATTTGAACCGCTCACCCTTCTTGTCGCTGCCATAATGCGCAACAAACATATCACTGGCCGCATCCCAATCATCGCTAAAGACCAAGAATCTTGTCCCTTTAGGAAATTGTGCTATAGCCTCAGTGTAATAACGCATATCCATACGCGGATGATAACCGCCGTCATAATCGCCTAATCTCACATGTATGGCACAATAATCGTTCTGCGGATACTCGTCTTTCATCCGCATATACCACTTCACTTCATCAAAGCAATGAGCGAAGAACTTAAACGATTGAAAATGCCCTGACAGGTTCCAGTTACCGGTCCCAAGCCTTACATCGCTGTAACCCCAACCAACCGGCCGCTCAGTCCAGCGGATACCGTCAGGCATCGCCGGTAATGGGTTGAAAAAGTACTTGTCCAGGTCGATATCTTCGGTGCTGCCAAACCGCTCCTTGTGGTCATTATTCATCAATGGCCTGAAAACCGGTTGCAGGCCATTCTTCCGGGCGATACCGATCACACCGGCCACCTGGAACAGCATGTTTGCAAAGCGGCCATAGTTGCCGATAGAAGTCATTGTGCAGTAGCCTTTCATATGAACTTATATAGTACCCCTTTGTGGTATCTTTTATATACTGTTATGCCGAATACTTTATAACTTTTAGCTACCAGCCATTTTGTTTGTTTAAACTTCCTGGCACTAATTAATTTAACCGGTTGAAACGTTCTATTTCTTGATCTAATCAACATCATTTCACGATGTTCCTGAGGTAGCGCCAACTCGCCATTGCAATATATTGCCCATGGCGTAGATACGACAGCACCAAAATCTATAATGCCGCCGTACTCTATTATCTTTTGATCTATCGTCATTTCCTAAACGTTTATATATATCCAGTTCGTCCTGAAATACTCCCCACTATTCTTCAGCCCATCACCCTTGATCTCAGGAAATAGCTTTTTGTATTGCTTATCCACAAATACTAGGTTGCCTGTATGACAAAGCAGGAAGTAACCTTTCTCAATACCCAGTTTCACCATGGGCAGATAACCTGCGCCGCCCTGGCTGTTGAAACGGTCGGCCTCCGGCGGAATGCTGCTATCAATCTCAATTATAACAACTGCAGGCTTTGCGGTCATAGCCTTAAATATCTGATAATCGATGCCGTCAACGTCGATACTGAGCACATTGGTTTCTTCATCAACAAAGGCATTGATATTGGCATCTGACACAAAAGAGCAAACTGACTTCACGTTATCATTGTCCTGCCAGTTCTTACAGCACTGCTCCCACAGGTCATAATCGGCCTCTATGAACTTGCCGGACCAGCCTTTATCAATCAGAAGGGCTGTATTAGAAAGGTATTTGCCATTGTGTCCACCGGTTTCTACGCAATTACCTTTGTCGATCTTCAGGCGTTTAAGTATCTCCAGTAACAGGCCCTCTTCGCCATTCTGACTATAAATAATATCCTTTGCGAACTTGTTATAGAATGATAACATGTTTATTGTTTTATAAGTTGCCAGTTTTCCCAGCAGTATGAATACTTCCAGGTTGTATAATGGGTTAACTTCAATTTGCTTTCAATCTCGCCGTACCATTTTTCATAGGGTACGCCAGATATCTGGTGAAACTGAACCTGAATATTATTGATGCGGGTGTGCAGACCAGCGCCGATGATGTGGCTTAATATGTCATACTCCGCTCCCTCGATATTTATTTTGAGCAGATCAATGGATGGGTATTGCTCCAGCAACTTGTTCACATCAAAGCACTCATACTCATGATCCCCCGACTCGAAAATGCTACTATAGTAAGCCCGGCCACCAAAAGATATTTTACCATTATGGGTACCAACGGCTTTGTTAATGATCTGGCCATGCTGATAATCTCGAATATATTCTGTTGGCTCCACAACCGCAACCTTGCAACCATAGCGGGCGTAGATCTCGTTTGCCCATTCACCGCGATAGGCGCCCAGATCGATCACAATGCTTTGTGGGTTGAGGTCGTATTCATAGCGCAGGCGTTCAAGGCGCAGACGCTGCCATGTGTCCAATGATTCAGGGTGTAGGGTTATTTCGCTCATACAAACGAATATTTTGATTTAAAATACTTCTGCATATGGCGGTTAAGGTCATCGGTTGCGGTAAAATCACTATTACGCATGCGGTGATGATGGAACAATACGGGATAGGCATCGTTATAGCCTGTCTTTTCATAAGTAAAGTTCCCAGCGTTGTACATGGCAGGCCACCAGTGAAAAGGTGTTATCCGTTCCCTGTAGGCCAATGTTGTGAGAATTGCCTGATCGTGCCTATGCTCTTGAAACTCAGGATGGTTGGGAAAATTGCTTTGTGAATCGTCAATTAGCCCGCGGATAGTGCATACTCCCATCCATTCTTTTACAAATACTCTTGCTTTTTCAGCGTTACGAATAAACAATACGCTTGCCTGAACTTGCTGGCTATAGCCGGCGAAGGGATTGTTATGCCAATCATCGTTAATTGTAACAATAACATCCGCCTTACACCAATGGACATGCTTAAACATGTTACCGAACAGGAAAATGTCACCGGCCATCCGGTCAATGATATGATTCACATTATTGATGATCTCTACGCCAGCGTCACAGTAGATTAATATTTCCCCTTCCTTCATCCGCTTCAGTTCCCGGTCGATCAGGTAAGGTTTCCATAGCCAGTAACCACACCCGCGTGGCTGATCCAAAATAGAAGCGTTTGCCTTTCGGAACTTCGCATCAATGTCTTTTGGCCGGTATATCTTCGTCTCATGCACATTGTTTTGCAATGCACTGGCTACGCAGATATCCGCTGCGGTGGTCATATTATCGTCGGTGAATGTGATAAGGCGGGTCATTATGATATTTTTATTACCGATTCAATAGTTTGTACGGGTGGATGACCACTAACTTTTGTCGTGGTGACAATTACACTTTCAACTATTAAACCCGGATGTTTTTGTTGATATTCAATAATTAAATCGAGTATTGCTACGTCCAATGCCTTTTTATCATTGATAGCTTGCTGTGTTGTGCTCATGAATTCACCTCCCCTTTTTCATCCAGCGTAAATAATGCCATCGGCGGCAATCCATGGGCTACGGTCTTCACGTAAATAGGCTCGCCCCTATTAAGCGCTTCCAGATCTTCCTTATTCGGCTTCCATGCCGTTAAGAAAAAAGGGAATTGATCCGCATCGATACTTTGGTAAACAACTGGCGGAACGGACGCAGCACCATCTTTAAATACTTGTTTGAGCCCCGACATGCCGCACTTTGCCCAAATGCTTGTGCATTGTTCATCGGTCATGTTGTCCGGCTTCTTTATTTCTTTAGCGCCTTCAAAGTGTACTGGCATCATATAACTATCGGTTTATATTATTCCGTTATGATTCCCTTTAACAATGTCACCCTGTGCCCTCTTTTTCTGCGCCTCCTGCATTTGTTCCATGCGTTCTTGCCATTTGGATTTGCCACCATTCTTCCATGCGGCCCTATTATATCCCGACTCAACCCTGTTTAATTCATCTTTTGCCTCTTTGTACTTTAAATACAGATAGAAGGGAATAATTAACACCGCAATAGCAAGCGGCGCCCATAAAGGACATGTAACCCACCACCAGGACCAATTAATAACCTTGCATAGTTTCAATACGATAAAAACAATGGCCAGCATACCGGCAAACCCGATGCCACCCGATGAAGATGAATTGTTATTGCTCATAAAAGTTTGTTTTGACTTTCCTTAAATATGTTCTCATAGTTCACCACCTCATTCCAGATAGCTGATTTACGGGGCCGCTGATAAGCCAGGAAAGGTTTGCATATATATGCTTTCCAGTTTGCCAACTGCGCACCCAGCCAGTTATCGAACATCATCTCACTTTCGCCCGGGTGGTTATCCAGAATAAACTTTACGATCGGTTTTCTGTATACTACTGCATGGGTTGTCCAGCAGTCGGTCACCCAGTAAATGTGCTGACTGATTCGTTGAGGCTTCTCATTCCGGATATTGGCACCCAAATAAAAAATATCGAAGTCCTTAGGCAGTTCCCGCAATACTTGCGGCATAAGGTGAAGGTTACGGAAGTCGCAGTCATCTTCCAAGAATAACAGCGTGTGATCTTTGCTGTCGTAGAACTCCTGCAGGATGGCGTAGGTCGAAAGATTAAATGATTGATGGGGTCCAATGGATGGTATCGCCTGGAATGGTTTTGCCTTCAGTCCTACCGCGTCGAACTCAGCTTTGGCAATTGTCCATTCGTCGCCGCCGAGGGTGAGACAGGTAGCCCGATCGAAGAATTGCCAGTTATGCATTTCCCTGCTCTTTTATAGCTTCGACTGTTGCTGCAAGGTGCTTCTCCTGCGCCTCTTTTTGCTCCTTAAGCAATTCAATATTTCTTTCAGAATGCGCTATGTCGTTTTCGATTTGTTTAAGCGTCAATTCAATTGATTGCTTGTGGCTGTTGAGTTGCTTTAAATAAATGTTCATAAAAACAAAAATCCGGCTTCACATCTGGGAAATGATCGGCCGGAATTTAGCTTACAAAAGCAAGCCGTCTGCCTTCCCAGTTGCAGACAGCTTGTTGAATTATCTACTATGTGGTACCAGCGCCAAAGTATGTGAACGCATCCAAACGCAGTTGAGCCAGGGCCACGCGGGCTTCAGCTTTTACTGTGATCAGGTTACGCTGCACGTTGTCGCTATCTTGTTCGTACATGTTCACGTTCAAGCCTTCGGTTTGGATGATGGCGGCTTTAGTCCAATCGCCCAGCAACACCCGGTTGGCGCCGATATAGGTGTCCTTCACCTTGATTACCGGAATACCAAGGATATTTACATCACCGTTTGCGGCGATTGTAACGGCCTGGTTGCCTGCAGGTAGGCTATAATCATTCGGCTTGGTCAACAGGATCTTAGCCCATACCTGATTGGTAACTACACAACCATTAGGATCGTAGTCGTTATCGCCCATATTGGCAATGGCCTGAATGATCTTCTCGACCGTTACAGTACTGGTCAGGTTTGATGTGTCACCTGTTGCGGCGCCAGCAACCTGCATGAAAAACTTCAGGTCCTCTGTGCGTAGGTAATCTTCTACCAACTCATTTGACACGAATGTTTGCATGAAAGGCAAATCCTGCAGCATCTGTTTGGCGATTCGCACAAAGCCAGCCAGGTAATCAACGGTTACAGTTACTTCTGTGAAGTCGTAATCCAGTTGATTTTTAACAGCTGCATGAGTAGTTTGAGTGTCGAAAGAACCCTCGCCAACCGGTTTATTCTGGCGGTAGAATTTCCAAAGACCGGTAGCCGATGGAATAACATTCACCAGGTCCCGGAAGTGAACTTTCTGACGACCGCGAAGGGCTGGCTGTGAGGCGTAGGTTGCAATTACACTGCCGGTAAGGTTGTTCGCAGCAGTCATATTACCAACTGATTTCACCTTGAATTTGTGTTCAGCTTTTGGCTCGTTTGCCTGTTCTTTAATCTTGTCAAAGTTTTCGGCAAAACCTGCTTTCAGCAAACTCACGGTTGATTCTTCTTCCTTGCCATCGGGCGTATAAACACGACCACGGCGGGCCTTGAACTCGGTCAGTTCGTCTTGTAATTGCTTTACAGTTGCACCTTTGGCGGCAATGTCGTTGTTGATTTCCTCTACTTTCTTGTTAAGGTTATCAATCCATTGCTTTGCTTCAGCGTGTTTTTCTTCGAGTTCTTTGGTAGTGAGGGCTTTTTCGGCGAGCGCCTTTACCTCTTCGAGGTCTTTTTTGCTTTTGGTTTTGAACTTGGCGAAGTCATCAACAAGACCTTCGACCAGCTCTAATTCATCTGCCATTTTGAAATAAGTTTAATTGATGATTTAATCGTCGCTTTCAAAAGCCATCATGGCCTTTAATCGCAACGCTTTGCGTCTTAACTCATCCTTATTTCTGCTGGCTTCCGGCTGACTACCTTTTGTTAAAAGGTGGTTACACTCTGCGCATTTAGTGTTTCCTAAATCGTCGGTTATGCCCGAAGTATAAGTTGCGCATTTCGGGCACTTCCTGAGCGAAGTGTCAGTGGATAAAGCGGTATCAGAATCTTTATTTAGGAGAATATTAAGCGATTTTTGTACTTCCTTTATGCATTCATCGGAAGCAGTAGTGTTACGAATGAACTTTTGCATTTTAACAATCTGGGCTTGTGTTGCTTCTTTCATACCCCAGGTTAACCGAGAACGTACATCACCGACCATATCGGCCTGACGTGAGATCATCCACATAATAGCTGTATACAAATCTGATTCAGGATCAAGATCGGCGGCAACCGCTATAGCTGATTGCAGATTGTCGAGGCCGTTGGTGATGATCTTATTCAGCAGATCTTGTTCTTGCTGGTTGAGCTGCTTTAATAAAAATGCAGGAGCACCAAGCTCTTTACGTACCGAAACAGGGCCGCTTTGAGTGTGAGCGCCCCAGTGAGTAAGTGCCGATACTTCATAATGCGTTACTTCTTTAAAGTCCTTGCCTTTGCCCTTAATGTCTTTATACTTAATGGGATCAAACCCGAATGAAGCAGCGACAATAATTTGCTCGTCAAGTTGCTTAAGCACATCTTCACCCTCGGTATGAGTGCCATGCTTAACCTGTGCATATGCATGTTCGCTGTCATCCCATAGACGAACTATTCTACCAGGTGCGATATTTTTATTGTGATTCTTGAAGTATCGTACGATACCAAAATTCTCTTTCCAGCTCTTATCGAACATCCCCCGGTTTGACCGGTCACCATCACTGTCAAGAGAACCGTATGTAGCAAAAGCAATAACCGCCTCGCGCTTTTGGAGGTCGATGTCTTTAACACTGAGATTAATTGCTTTCGTAAGCATGTTATGTATTTGTATTGTGATTAACCTGTTTGTGAAAGGCTTCCCGGGCCTATTGGAATTACTTTTGTCTTTGGTATCAGGCGGCCGTTTTCGTCCCGCTTAGCCCTCGTGGCGCTGCTACAGCGACAGTTACAGAGATTGGCTGCACTTGCGGTTGGATCACCCGGGCCTTCCATGTAATCAACTCCACCTTTCGGGGTGGCTACGGCGAACTTGCCATCTACATCAATCACATCGCCATCAACTGCCCGGTGTGAATGCCTTACCCGGTGATCGTGAGCTGAGATCCATTCTTTTTCAGTCTCCCACTCAGAATCATCGGCAGCGATCTTGCGACCAGCAAATGCGCCTTTATTCAATTCGGTACGGGCTATCAATCTGGCCCTGGCTGCATTGATCTCAGGGGTTTTCAATTGCTTCACGATGTCATCGTTTGACCAGCCTTCTTCGGCCGCTTGTGAAAGAACTTTGAATATCACATCCTTTGTCGTGTCGCTTATGTTTTTCACCAGGATGAAGTACTCATTTCTGAAAAAGGCAATGATCGCATTCAGCCATTCTTCGGATAACCCAAATCCGGCCTTCTCGATCTTCTTCTTTGCGCTGCGCCGGATTTCATAATAGGTTTTCTTACCAAAATACAGACCTGCTTCTTTGTGCATATCCTGAATCACTGGCCCGATTTCTTCATTTGCCGCAACTGAAACATGTAACCGGTTTGTAGCTGCCTGTAGGCCTATGGATTGCATATCTTCAATGAACTTGTCAATCTGGCTAACGAGGGCGTCATACACTTTGCGGACATACTTCTTTTCCAGCTTGTTCATCTGGTTAATATGTGCTTGACTGTATGCCTGCCGCTCTTTTGCTGTCATGACGTATGTAAATGCGAAAGGGGCAATTCAACATTGTTTTCTGTTGAATTGCCCCTTAATTTTTGACCGGGCTTTATTTGGTCGCCAATATGTTTATGCGTCTATGCGCTCTTTTTTGTGTATCTCCTTCGCTCACCGAAAGCTTCACCAAAAGGTTCTATTGTTACCTGATTTTGTGTTTCAAAGATATTGGTGGTCTTACAATTGTGACAGGTGATCCGCAAACCTCCCCATTCCTTACCTGCATTCGACACTTTCTTTTCCGCCAGGTGGCGGCCACAGTTACAACAATTCAGGCTTATATACTCCCTTTGGTTTGACATAGTTGCTGTTGCTCCTTGTATTGAGCATATAACTTATTGCGAAATGCCTGCCTTGCTCTCTCACGCTCCCTCTTTTCAGTAAGACAGGTCTTCTCTGTCGGTATGAATGGGAAACGTTGCATTACCATTTCTTCCACTCTGGAGAGATCGATCAAGGCTTCTGAATTTGCCATATACCACAAAAGCTATTTTGATCCGGTTTTGAAATTGCTGCATGTCTTGCATTACCTCCATCGTCTGTTGCACACCCTCCGCGTAACATGCTACTGCTAATTTACAAGGAATAATTATAATGTAATGACTTTTATCTGCGAATAATACAAAATTAGTGTTTTCTTGAATAGCAATGGCCACCTGATTTATAACGTCGGCATTACGGTTGGGAAGAATGGCGTCAATATTCACCGTTACATTGAGGGATTTATAGGCTGCTCCGGATTGTATTCGCTCGTCCAGCTCCTTACATGACTGTGATCGGTAGGTTAAATGTGGTGTATACATCACTGCCTTAGTATTTTTAACGCATCTTGGGTTGGTGTATCAATTAAAAACTCAGGTGTAACAGCGCCCCAAAATTTTGTAGCCTTGTTATAAAAGCAAATTTCTTTGGCTGGCTTGCCGGTTAAATCACATTCCATAATAGTTATTTGCTCATAGTCAGGCAAGCTACTTTTATAAAGCAATTGGTTATATATAAACGATTCTCCAGTTTGCGCATGAGATGGGTTAAGCTGATACTTTTCGATAATTGATTCAGGTATTTTCATGAATTAATCTTCTTCGGTTTGCTCTCGAATAGTTTTTATTAACGGATCAACATTAGGGTTGGCAGATATACCAATGTGGTGGAGTTTCATTTCATCAATAACCCTGGTATCGCCATCCATATGATACCTAATAAGCTCAAAGCCTATAGCCGGATATGAATCCAAGTAATGATCCGGGATTTCAGCAATGGCCTTTATTGTGCTGGATTCGCGCTTCAACTCTGCTTCTCCTACTATCTTTGATGTATCAAAGGTTTCTATTACCTGTATCTTGTCAGGCATTTTTATGCCGTCGATCTTGATAATATCGCCCTGGCTATCTAATTGTCCGGTTGCGACCGTAAATGTTCTTATCATGGCATCTTAATTTGAATTTCTTCACCTGTGATGGCGAAGTAAAGATTTTGGAGTTGGTGGAGGTAGACGCCACTGCCAACTTTAATGCTGTCTATCCCCTGCGGCTTATTGGGCAACTCATATACATAATACCCAGCAAAAAGATCAAACGTAAACCCGCACCTTTCCAGCCTTTCAGGAGTTAGGGCAATGGGATTTATTGAGGCACCTGCACTTCCGTGTGGATCGCCCTCGTGCCACCATTGCTCTTTTATATCATGGCCCGTTACGCTCCTTATTATCCCACCTTCACTTACAATAATGTTCCCTACCCTTAATTCATTTGCTTTTATCATACTTCCCAGTTATATGATTAGATTATTGTGTTACTGCTGTTTTCGCCGGCACCGGTTTCGCATAATCATTCGCCCCCTGCACACCGAGGTCATTCAGCATCTGATCGAAGCCATCACCGCCAAGCTGGCTCAGTGGTGTAAGTCCATTCGGTATCCAGAACTCGTCCATAAGCGGCTCGTCAGACTTCTCATAACCCATCAGGTCGCGTTTCTCATTCGGTGTGATCCACCATGCATCCTTCAGCCACTCGGTGAGTGCCTTCATATCAGCCTGCATTTCCGGCAACTGGCTGTAATCGCATTGGATTATATAAACGCCTTCGAGCGCAAAGGCACGTAATAATACCCGGTTCAGTTCATCATCAAGCTCACTGGCCGCCGGGCTAATCCGATTGCTCACCCAGTTCTTTTGCTGCCATTCAGAATTAGCCCATGCAGTATTAGGGTCGAATAAAGTATATGGTACGCCGAACAAGAAGCAAAGCTGCTTCATTGACATTTCCTTGCCCTTCAGCAAGTCGAGATCTACAGATGTCTTACCCAGGTCAATATAACCCCATTCGCCTTGCAATGCGGCCACAGACCCCTTCACATCATTATTATTTATCTTCCGGTCAATCACATTTCGTATCTGCGTTTCCTGCGTCGGTGTGGTTTTGGAAAGGTCTTTATTGTACATGGCACCTTTCGATCCATCATTCTGGTACATCCGGATTGATGAGCGGGTGGCGTCATTATTCTGCTGTAGGGTAGCTGAGCCCGGTTTAAGCGGCGACATGCCACGCAGGTGCTCTTTGGTAACAGTATTGAAAGTAAGATTAGTATCTTTCCAGTGAATGACTTCACTTTTCTTGAAAGGTATTTTGATCCCGCCGGCATCGAGCAAATAACCTAACACACCCCACATGTTTTCAGGGTCAGGGATAACCTCCATCCGGTATGATGGCAACGGGTACATCTCCAACACCGGTAATAATGCAATCTGATCATCGGTCATACCATCCACGTCTCCTTTGTTCAACCAGATAAACGCTTCGCCGCAAGTCTTATAATAGCTTCTTATTGTCTTAAAGAAAGCAGCCTGGCCCTGGTAAGGATTTGGCCGGTTGAGTAGTTTTTCCAATGCATCCTTGCTTTTCAATCCACCGCTCATGGCCTCGGCCTTAATCAGCGCCTTAAACTGCAATGGCACCTTCCTGCGCTTTTCGGCCAGCTTCTTTGCATCGGCGAGGTAACGGGGTATTGATGCAAACTTCTCCGCATCGGTCTTTATGATCGAGTAAACAGCATCATTGGCGTTATAACCATCGGTAACCGCTTTCTCAGCATCAATATCTGGCAGAACTTCCCTTGTTCCAATATTCCATATCCGCCAACCTTTTGCCCTGTTGAAAAATGAAGCAAACCAGTTTATGGCACTTTGCAGTGCGCTTTCCTTTTTTATTATGCGTTCTTTTTGTGCCATTATTGTAATGTTACTTAAAGGTACATTTGTTTTTTACATTGCCACCCAGGAAAGTTGGGGCGCAGACAAGTGTGTGAAAGTTCCATATCTGCCAGCATCTAACGCGTGGTCATTAAACTTAACGGGTTCATCCAGCACTTTGCCATCGCGGTCAGTTTTCCACTTATATGACCTAATCTCCTTCAGTAGATTCGCTGATCGTTTGGTGATGTATAGCGGCATACTCTTGACCTTCCGGATACCTTCAGTTACATCTTTGTCGGCAGAGATAGCATTATAACCGGCCCGGCAAAGTTCCTCGATGGTTTTCGGCTCCGCCGCATCACAATAGATATTGCCGGTCTTTGACATTCCAATGGACTTATACCGCTCTATAAGATCGCCAGTGGTTAGCTTTTGTTCGTAAAGCAATTCATCCCAGTAAAGCGCGCCGTCAAAAAACTCAATGCGTAATAGCGCAGAAGCCACATTATAACCGAAGTCCTGGCCGTAAATTATTTCGCCCCTCATGGGTAACTCATCACAAAGCTTCCAATGGGTATAAATCGTTTCTGAACTGGTACCGCGCTGACCCAGGCCGAATACCTTCCATAGGTTTTCATCAGCGTCTTTTAACGCTTCTATTTCAGCAATCTGCTCTTTAGTAAGGTTTGCTTTATTATTTCGGTAGGTGCTTATTATTAGTTTATTGCCTGCTTTGTCTGCTACTTCATATACCCAGCTATATTCATCGGCTGGATTAAAGTCCATAAATATCACTTCCCGGGTTCTCAGAAACAACTGCAGAGCGGTTTCTTTTGATAGTAGGTTGGCTTCATTGAGATATAAAATATCGCGGCCGGGACCTCGTACTTTTTGCGCATCTTCGGCGCCAAAAAACTCGATGTAACTGCCTGTTGAAGGGAAGGTGTAGATCTGATCAGTCCGATTAAAATCATCCTCCCGGAAAATCTGCTGCAATTCCAGATTGGTCAATATGTCTTTCCGAGCGCCCTTTTTAAGATGTGGCAGTGAAGGACTTACCACGCTGATTTCCTTACGTCCGTAAGGTTGGCCAGTAATTCCGTTCTTGCCGCCACTGGCAATATCTATCATCAATTGGGATAGGGAAAATGTTTTGCTTGACCTGGTGCTGCCCTGATTGCATATGGCCCGGTAAATACCCTGGTCATATGCTTGCTTATTGGCCCAGAACACTGGGGTTGTATTTACCTCAACTATTGCCATCTATTAAGGGTTCGTTGCCGGGTTGATTCTTATAGATCATCGTCATGCCTTCAGGTGTACGGATATCCATTTCTGCCTTGTCCTTCCACCCCATGTTCTTTAATGCGAATATTGCCCCAGCTACACCTTTCGTATTAAGCTTTTCCTCGTAAGACATCTCAATCATTGAACGACAATATTTTACTAAGCAAGAATATTCTTCCCTTTTTTGATAGTCATATAGGCTTTGCCGGTCAGCAAAACCAAGATAGAGCGCTAGTCCGGTTATCGTCCATTTACTCTTTGCTGTTTTAGAAAAGTACTCGCCTGCCTTTGCTGCAAATGCCTCAACGGTGTCGAAGATGGGTGGCTGGCCGCTTTTGGCTCCCAATGCATATTTATTTCCTTTTGGTGCTGGCACAAAACTCTAATTTATATTCGGCTCTATTACCTGCCATAATTCAAAGTTACTCAATATTTCGGTTGCTCCTGAGTGGTGGAAACATTACTCAGTTTGAGTTTTACCACGAGCTGGGTCGCGGTCCTGCAATTGTGCCTTTTCTTCAGCCTAAGCATGCGCTGCTCCCAGGCTGATTTTTTCATGTTGTACATTTGGCGGATTTCGGGGCCGTTATAGCCTTCTGCCAATAGGTCGATAATTTTTTCGTTGGATAAATTAGGGGCTTTCATACTATGCTACAATATTTATTATGGTAATTATTCAGGCTGCCATTCCCGGGCACTTTCATTTTTTAAACTCAATTACTTTATTTGAATAATATTTCCCGCTCAGGTCCTGCTTCACCTCAAACTTCTCTATCATGTTGTACATTGTCCGTTCTGACACGCTCAGGGCTTTGCAAGCCTTTGTTTTCACTGGATATTTGTTCAGTGCGCGGAGCAAAAGGTCACGGGTATGATAAGCTATGTTGAGGATTTCGATGTGGCTCATGGTGCGGCTTTATCGTTTGAAATAATAGATTTTCGGCCCCATATTATAGAGCATATCATTGGTGATCTTCTGGATCTGGCCGGCGATGAACTTTAATTTCTTCCCATGATAGCCCCACATTTCTCTCCCTTTCAATGTAGCCTGGGTCATCTTGGTAACAAGTACATCCGGCATAATATTCGATTTGCGGCTATTGCAATCCACGCAGCAGATGACGAATCTTTCTGTCTGTCCTTCAGACTGCGGCAGGTAATGATCGACGCTGGCTATAAAGGATTTATCGGCGGTGAATTGGCGATTGCAGTAAAAGCAATGGGTTGCGAGGCTCTTTGTGTGCGCAATGGTCCCTGGTATAATCTGCGGAAATTTCTTATGGACGAAATCCTCAAAGTTATACCGAGGCTTAGGCCATTCATCTATCCACCGGTTCATATAAGCGGAAAGGGCCTTTAGGCGATCTACTGGGTCGGCTTGGGTTATCATGCTCATGCCTACTCGAATTTTAAATTTTAAGATCTTGTCTTTCAATATGTTTGTCTCATAGCGCCATGGGGCGGAGACTGTCAGCTACCGTTAGATGTCTTATAGGCTTCGTATTCTTCGAGGGTGGCGGGCAACGTTCCTTTCATATAAAACATAATACTTCGGCGGTCTTGCTCAACCTCGTCAAAGCAAATAGCAGCGCCGCTACATGTTTTCCACTCAATAATCTTAAATAGCTCTATCCCGACCTTCACATACTCTGGCATATCATCTATCTGCCTTTCTTCCCACCATTGAAGAGGCTTGAATAGATGGGGGTAATGTGAAATACGATATTTGAAGCCTTCCTCATCATTTCCATTCCATCCCCAATCCCGATCCAGTATTTCACCAACTTGCCAGAAATCATCTTCTTCTTTGAATGGGATAGGAGATATAATTTTCCAGCGAGGTTTTAAAAGCTCTTCAGGTGTCATTACCTTGCCTTTTTAATGATTAAGTAGTTTTTGTTTGGATCCATTTTTTTGGATAATAGCAACGATCTGAACGATTCCGTTTTGTTTATGAACCAGAAGCGCTGATCCGGATTCATGTAGTTGACGAACCTCGTTCCTTTGATCCCGCCATCATACTCCACGATCTTGCACTCGACTATGCCCATTGGAACTTTCTTTTGACACTCCTTTGTGGTGCAGATGATCTGCCAGGAGCCGGGTGGTAATGGCAGTGGCATCCAGCTTACTGGGCCAATTCGACACATAAGGGCCGGCATCATGCCCTCCTTATCTTTCAGATGGTATTCTTCTGTCCCTTCCGGGATCGGAAGGCAGTAGATCTCAGCTATCAGGTGTATGGGTGTCATGGGGTTGGGGTTTTACAAAGTGATTGTAATTGCTGCCGCTTTCGTCTTTATCGGTTCTAATGGTATCATTATCCATAAACGATGTCACCTTCATCATACCCCACTCACGGCAACGTTTTGGCAGTATGCATGGGTCTTTAAACATAACTTCATCTCCCACCTTAACAAGCCGTATACTACCGCGACTTACTTTGTGCCGATTGTCTACTAATACAAACCCATCGCCTACTTTTTGGTTTGTTATCCTTTTTACCTCGTTTTTGTACCATACATAGGCCCCGGGTACCTTTCGAGTGTTCTTGTACATTCCCATAATTCTCCAGGGTAATTACCCCTATTTTGATTTTAAAATGGTGTTTACCGGTTAAAGAGTGAGGGTAATTACCCTTTAGCCTGTTGAGTGACCTAAAAGATATATCGAATACCCCTTTATTTCGTTGGCCCAATCCCTGAATGCATCTGAGTTATTATGAACGACGATTTTATTTTCATCGGTATTGCTTTCCTCCTCCTTTAGGGCTTCGGTTGGTTTATTACCGCCTTCCCTCCAATTGTGCAGCGCGTCTAATCCAATGCCCTTCATGTTACAGATTATTTCGTACCATGACTTTTCTGGGCTATAATCAGTCTGATCCAGCATTAACTGAATATCATCAGCCATCTTCTTGGCCTTCACCTCTAACTCTTTTATGTAATCCAACATCTGAAGATTATTCAAGGTTAGCTTTTCTTTCTCCTGTTTGAGGGCTTCAAATTCATCTGCACGCTCAAATAATAGCAATTGCAGATCGGCAATCTTACCTGCTGTATGAACTTGCAACGCTTTCAGTTTTTCATTCTCGGCTACCAGTTCATTGGGAGTGAATTCGGATAGGATGTACAGATGTTCCCAGTGATGTTCATGAAATATATCTGACCCAAGCCCACAAAACACATCACCTCTAAAGTTGCCAATCCCGCATGATTTAAGGGTTGGGCCTAAAAATCGGTAGAACAAAACACCACCCTTTGACCTATCATAATCGCTCGCTTTCACCCATACTGCTCCTTGCTGGGCCCTTTTTGGGGGATCACCTGTTCCGGCATGCGCAAAGAATTCGTTTATTTTTTTAGCGTTGCTAGAAATAAGCGCATCCTGTTCAGCAGGCGATAAGGCATCGAATTTGGCCTTATCGTTTAAAGCACAAGGCTCACACTGATAAGCTCGTTTATTGCCTTTAAAGCCACCGCCGCATGTCCCGCAGCGACATTGATAGTTCCCGGGCGCATAACCGCCGATTGGGTATTTATTCTCCATACAAAAAGTGTTTTATTTAGGGTTGATTTTCGTTTTGTTGATAAAACGCCCATTCTTCTGGTGTTAATTTCGCCTTTATACGATCAACCATTTCTTGGCGTTCTTTTTCTGAAACATCCTTGAATTTACCCAGGCATTTAACCTCATATATTTGATCGCCATCAGTATAGACCGTCCTTGTTTCAACGTTGCCATCCGAACCATAACAACCAACACCTTTAGTATTTATAGCAGCGGCAGTGTAATTTGAATAATAACCAGCGATGCCAGATGATCTTTCATCAGTTGATGCCACCACTACATGAGCGGTAGTCTTTTTTAAGTTCAATTCGCTTTCCATATATGTATGTAATATTTTAAAGTTTAAAACTGATTCTATTCGAGCCAGCGTATCGCTGGTAAAATTATGAGTGCCACTAAGCCACCTTGTGACAATGGAGGGCTGGACTTTACTTAGTTCCGCAAATTCTAGCCTACTAAGATTTATATCTTTCAGCCTGCTCTTTATCCTATCAGCTATAGCCTGCTTAAAATCACTTTCGTGGCTACTCATACTTATTGCTTATTTGAGTTGTGAATTAAACCAATTAATAAAATCATATGCTTTTAAATGCACATCTGCTATATTGCCGAAAAGAATCTGGGTGTTCAATTTCGACAGAT